TCATTTGGAGTATCTGACTATAGAGGTATCTTCGGCGTTGAAGGTGCGTAAGCATAACTAAATTTTGTGGCGGGACATAGTCTCGCCACATTACAAAAATAAGGTAAGAAATGCTCAAAAAATTTAGAATTCAAATATCCGCTTATAAACATCATGCAGATTTTATTATAGAATCTGCCGATTCCTCAAATGATGTTGAAAATGCTATCATTGACAAATTAGGAAAAAATGATATAAAGTGGGAGTATCTTGGAGAAATGAATGACCCCAAGATAAACAGAATAACCTATGAGGAGGTTATAAATGATGCAAACACATCTGCAGGACCTATACAAACAAAAGAAGGTTCTGGACCTAGAATGGGAGCAGGAGCATCTTAATGAGGGTAAATATACTCTCAATATGGTTAGAATTGACAGAAAAGTCAGAGAAGTAATTAGCCATATTAAAATGGCAGAGGCTAAAAAAGAGCATCTGTTAAACAAAGTAGAAGACGCTGCCCCCGAAGTTTCTGTAGCTACTTAGTAAAAAGCTACATCGTTGGAAAAGTTTTATCCACATTACACGCCCTCTTGCACTCTATTTAAAACTAGTATACAATTTTGTTACTATACAAAAATAAAAAATAAATGTAGACGCGTATAGTCGACATGCCCCTAGGGACTACATTTAAATATTCTAGGAGGAATATTATGGCTAAAACAACTTTTTCAGGTCCAGTAAGATCTGAAGATACTTTTAAAACAATCAGTAAAAACTCTAGTACTGGAGCAATTACTGAAATCATTACTTTAGGTGACGGACCCGTTGCATTAGGAGATGAAAACAAAACACTTGATAACGCAACACACAGTGGAAGAACTCTTGTAGTTCCTGCACTTGGAAGTAATAGAACTATAACTTTACCAGCGCCAGTTGCTGGCTCTCACTTTAAATTTATTTATGGTGGTGCTGCAGAAGAAGCAGAAAATTTAATTATAATAACACCAGGAAATAGTAATTTCTTTATTGGTGGAATTATTCACTTAGATTCAAATGCTGATAACGTATCTGTTTATTCTGATGGAAACTCTAACTCAAAACTAACTCTTACAGATTTTGGTTTATTTGAGATAAATATTTTGGCTAAAGATAGCACAAATTATTATATTTGGGGTCAAGCAGAAGGTGCAGATGTACCTGCATTTGCAGATCAATAATAATTAACTTTAATTAGAGCGGGGCTTTGGCCCCGTTCTCTAACAGGAGAAAAAAATGGCAGACGCAGTAACAAGTCAAACAATAATTGACACAGATAAAAGAGCAGTAATTAAACTTACTAACATATCAGATGGAACAGGAGAAAGTTCTGTAAAAAAAGTTGATGTTTCAGCTTTAAATGCAAGATCAACTGATTCAGCTACTTGTTCTAGAGTTACAATAGATCAAGTTTGGTACGATGTTGGAGGACTAAGAGCAGCATTAGAATTTGATGCAACTTCAAACGTTGTAGGTTTAGTTTTAGGCGGAAGTGCAGCAGCAGGCAATGTTTCAGGACATTGGGACTATAGATCATTTGGTGGAATTAAAAATAATGCTGGCAGTGGAATTACTGGTGATATTGATTTGACGACACATGGTCATACAGCTCATGATCATTACACAATAGTATTAGAGTTAAGAAAATCGTATTAGGGAGGTAGCTGATGGCCAATACAACTTCCGGCACAGTTACTTTTGACAAAACTTTTGCTGTAGATGATTTAATAGCAGAAGCATACGAGAGAATAGGCTCACAAGTAACTTCTGGATATCAATTAAAAACGGCAAGACGTTCTTTAAACATAATGTTTCAAGAATGGGGCAACAGAGGTTTGCACTATTGGGAAATAGCTGAAAGTAATATTGATTTGATAGAGGGCCAAGCTGAATATACTTTTTACAGAGCCAGTGGAGATGGTACAAGTTCTTCAACAAATGCATCTTCTAATGTATATGGGGTAGCAGATATTTTAGAAGCTACACTTAGAACAGACAGAACATCTACATCACAAGCAGATCAAGCTTTAACAAAAATAGACAGATCTACTTATTCTGCGTTATCTAATAAATTATCTAAAGGAACACCTTCACAATATTTTGTTCAAAGGTTTGTTGATAAAACAACATTAACGGTTTACCCAACAGCAGACTCATCTAACGCATCAAAAGATTTACATTTTTATTATGTAAAAAGAATACAAGATGCAGATTCAACTTACACAGATGCAACCGACGTGCCATTTAGATTTGTGCCTTGTATGGTATCAGGACTTGCATTTTATTTAGCACAAAAGTTTGCACCAGATAGAATTCAAGCCATGAAACTTTATTATGAAGATGAACTAGCAAGAGCATTATCAGAAGATGGTTCTTCCACTAGTGTTCATATAACCCCTAAAACTTATTATCCAGGAGCATAATGGCAAGAGGAAAATATTCAAAAGCAATATCAGATAGATCAGGAATGGAGTTTCCATATAATGAAATGATGAAAGAATGGAATGGTTCTTTTGTACATAGATCTGAATATGAAAAAAAACATCCACAACTAGAGTTAAGAACAAGAGGTGGAGATGCAGAAGGTTTATTTAACGCTAGACCAGATAGAACTGAAAATGAAGTAATTGCAATATTAAGGCCCAATCCTTTTGAAACTATTGCAGCTAGTTCTGGCATAATAAACGTATTTGAAAAATCACACGGAAGATCAACAGGAGACACGGTTAGATTTAGAGGAGCTCCTTCAACTTCAGCGTCATTTAATAATCCAACTAATTTTGACGGAATTACAGGAGCAAATTTAGCTTCTTCTTCTGGTTATTCAATTACAGTAGGCAAAAGAGATTCAAGCGGAAATATTACAAACACAGATGATTACTACCACTTTACAGTTAATACAAACACTGCTACAAGTGGAGAAGTATCAGGAGGAGGCAACAATTGCTCGGCTGGTCCGGCAACGTTGACGGCATAATATGGCAGGATTAAGTGCATCAGGATTAAAAACACAAATAAAAAGCTATACAGAAGTTAGTTCTACAGTGCTATCTGATAGTGTTTTAGAAAACATAATATTAAATGCACAATACAGAATTTTTAGAGATATTCCTGTTGATGCTGATAGAAAAACATCTACAGGTAATTTTACATCTGGAACAGGCACTGTAACAGTTCCTGCAGGAGCTGTATTTGTTAGAGCAGTGCAAGTTTATACTGCAACTGGATCTACTTATACTGGAGCTAATACATATTTAGAAAAAAGAGATTTAACATTTTTAGAGGAATATATTTCAGCAACTACATCTACTGGCACACCAAAATATTATGCAATGTTAGATACTGGGGCTACTGGAGAAAGCTCATCAAACTCTGGATCTATAATTGTATCACCAACACCAAGCGCAACATTTGCTTATAAAATTCACTACAACGCAGCTCCAGCATTATTAGAAAATGATGATACTAATTATATTAGTATGAATTTTCCAAATGGTCTGCTATATTGTTGCCTAGCAGAAACTTATGGTTTCTTGAAAGGCCCAGCTGATATGCTGCAATTATACGAACAAAAATACCAACAAGAAGTACAAAAATTTGGAGGAGAACAACTAGGTAGAAGACGAAGAGATGACTATACAGATGGAACAGTTAGAATACCAGTCAACTCACCAACACCTTAAGGAATAAATTATGGCATCAAGTTATACAGATATTGGAACAGAGTTAATGGCAACTGGCGAAAACGCCGGAACTTGGGGGACAAAAACTAATACCAATATACAGATTTTAGAAGAAGCAATTAATGGCTACGTGTCACAAGCTTTAACAAGTAGTGGTACAGTAGCTTTAACTTATACAGATGGTTCAACAGGAGATGTAGCTCGTCACGCAGTTATAGCATTAACAGGAACAATTACTGGTAATGCAGTAGTTACAGTTCCAGCTAATGAAAAAGTTTGGATTATAGATAACCAAAGTTCAGGTGCATATACTGTTACAGTAAAAGTATCTGGCCAGACTGGAGTTACTTGGGGAACATCTGATAAAGGAACAAAAATTTTATATGCTAACGGTACAGATGTTGTGGATACAAACATAGGCGGCGGAGTTGGAGCACAAGATTTAAATGGAGAAGAATTAATTTTAGATGCTGATGCTGATACAAGTATTACAGCGGATACAGATGATCAAATAGATATTAAAATTGCAGGAGCTGATGATTTTCAATTCACTGCAAATACTTTTACTGCGCAATCAGGTAGCACAATTGCTGCACAAGCATTAACTGCTACGACAATAACAGCAAGTGGTATTGTAAAAACAGATGATACTACTGAAGCAACTTCTACAACAGATGGCTCATTACAAACTGATGGTGGTTTATCTGTAGCAAAAGATGCTGTTATAGGCGATGACCTTAAATTATTAAGCGACTCTGCAGTATTAAGTTTCGGTGCAGATTCAGACGTATCACTTACTCACGTTGCGGATACAGCATTATTATTAAACGCTGCAATGAGATTACAATTTAGAGATTCTGGATTATATATAGGTTCAAACGCAGATGGAGATTTAGATGTTGTATCAGATGGTACAGCTGTTGATTCTATTAATTTAGAATCTGCTGGTGGTATTACACTTGATGCAGGTACAGCAGGAAGTGGTATTGTTTATGAAGATGATGGCACTGAAATGGCTCGTATACATAATTCATCTAGTGATGTAATTTTAGAAACTAAAGTTTCAGATAAAGATTTTTTAATTAAAGGTAATGATGGTGGAAGCACAATAACTGCATTAACTTTTGACATGTCAGCTGCAGGTGCAGCAACATTTAACGATAAAATTGTAGCAACAGAATTAGATATATCAGGTGACGTTGACATAGATGGTACTTTAGAAGCAGACGCATACACACTTGGAGGTTCAGCTTTTATTAAACTTGGTGGAACAAATTTTTCAAATTCTTTATTAATAGGACATGCTACAACAGGAACTTTAAGCTCTGCTGAAAAAAATACAGGAGTTGGTCTAGCCGCTTTAGATGCAATTACACAAGGTGATAAAAATGTAGCAGTTGGTTATTCATCTGGTTCATCCATAACTACAGGTAATAGAAATATGGTGTTTGGTAATGAAGCTGGTGATGGTTTAACAACTGGTAGTGATAATGTTAATATTGGAGATAGTGCTGCTTATTATAATGTTTCTGGTGGCGAAAATGTTGCTATAGGTAAAAGTGCTATGCAAGGTGCATCTGGTCAAAGTAATTCTTATAATATTGCTTTAGGAGTAGATGCTTTAAAAAATATAACTACTGGTGGTCGTAATATTGGAATTGGTTATCAATCTGGAGATAATATAACTTCTGGTTCTGGTAATGTAATGATTGGTGCTGGTATAGATTTAGGTTCTGCAACAGGAAGCAGACAATTAAAAATTGCTGGTAATGATGGCTCAACAACTACAACTTGGATTTCTGGTGATAATTCTGGTAATTTAACTTTTCCTGCTGACGTAGCAGCAGCTTCTTTAGATATTTCAGGCAACATGGATATTGATGGTACATCTAATTTAGATAATACAGACATTGATGGTACTTTAGCTGTTGATGGCACAACTATTTCATTAGACGCAACAACTTCATTAAACATTGATAATTCTAATACATCAAATGGCATTACAATAGGTACTGCAACTTCAGGTGTACCAATTTCAATTGGACACACAACTTCTGAAGTAACTGTTAATGATAATTTAACAATTACAGGAGATCTTACAGTAAACGGAACAACTACAACAGTTAATAGTACAACAGTTACAATAGATGATCCTATCTTTACTTTAGGTGGAGATACTGCACCAGGTTCAGATGACAATAAAGATAGAGGTATTGAATTTAGATATCATGATGGCTCTTCTGCTCGAATAGGTTTTATGGGTTATGATGATAGTGCAGAAGGGTTTGCATTTTTAACTGCTGCTAGTAACTCGTCAGAAGTATTTAGTGGAACAGAAGCTAAATTAATAGCAGGTTCTTTAGATATATCAGGTGATGCAGATATTGATGGAACTTTAGAAGCAGATGCTATAACTCTTGGCGGATCAGCTTTTATTAAACTTGCTGGAACAAATTTTACAGGATCCTTATTACTTGGTCATGCAACAACAGGAACTTTAAATGCAGCTCAATATAATACTGGAGTTGGTGTTGCAGCTTTAGATGCTTTAACAAGTGGTGATACTAATACAGCAGTGGGTTATAGTGCTGCAACAGCAGTAACCACAGGATCACTTAATACTTTTATAGGTTATAATGCTGGAGCTGCGGCAACAGATATGCAGGGTTGTATTGCAATAGGTGCTTCTGCTCTGTCAGCTGCTGATCCAGGAAATAATAATATTGCAATAGGAGAAAGCGCTGGATTAAATATTACTGGTGTTAGAAATCTTTGTATTGGAGAAAATGCTGGAGATAATATTACATCTGGTTCAGGAAATGTAATTATTGGTTCAGCAGTTGATCCAAGTTCAGCAACAGGAGATAGACAATTAAAAATTGCTGGTAATGATGGTTCAACAACCACAACTTGGATTTCTGGTGATAGTAATGGTGTTGTAACACTTGCAGATGATTTAGTAATTAAAGATGGTGGTACTATAGGTGTATCTAGTGATGCAGATTCAATAACAATTGCCTCAAATGGAGCTGTAACATTTTCACAAGCACCTGTATTTCCAGATGGAAGTATAGCTGTAGCAGACTTAGACATAGACGGAGCGACAGATATTGGAGAAGCTATTGTAGATGCTGATTTATTCATCGTGGACAATGGAGCAGGTGGAACTAATAGAAAAGTAGCTGCTTCAAGATTAGTAACATATATTGATGCAAATTCTAGCGCTGCATCGACAGGAAAAGCTATTGCAATGGCGCTAGTTTTTGGATAAAAGGAGTAGATTATGGCAATACCTAATATAGTAAATGTAGCAACAATTCACGCAGAAACAATAGTTGGTGATCTTTCAACAACTTTAACAACAACTTTAGTTACTGGCGAAGCTGAACACGTATATAAAATAAATGTGTTTAGAGTTACTAATGTAACAGATAACGATGCAACATGTACAATTGATATTGAAAAAGGTGGAACACACAAAAAAATAGCAAACGAAGTTACAGTTCCAGCTAATTCAGCTGTAGACATTATAGACAAAGGCAATTCATTTTATTTAGAGGAAACGGATCTAATCAGAGGTGGCGCTTCAGCTGCTTCAACACTAGAGTTTGTAACATCATACGAAGCCTTGGCAGATTAGGAGGACTAAGCTATGGCTACTAGTTATCCTGACCGAACTAACGCCAGAGGAATCTGGAGATTATCTGACATTACAAGAAATATAAAAACAGAAGGAACTTTTCCTAATGCTTCAGGAAGAGCTTTATTTTTAGGTGGCCATACAGGTAGTGCTTCAAATGTTATAGATTTTATAGAAATATCTTCAACAGGAGATGCGACTGATTTTGGAGATTTAACTGTTGCAAGAAGAACACATGGTTCTTTTTCTAATACTACACGTTCTATCACTGCAAATGGTAATGATCCTGCTGTCAATACAATAGAATATGTCCACTTTTCAACAACAGGGAATGCTGCAGATTTTGGAGATGCTCAGAATGCTATACCAAGTAGAGGAGGATCAATGTGTAATTCAACACGAGGTATTTGGGGAGGAGGAGATAATAATCCAAATAGCCCAAGAGCAGTTAATACATTAGATTATATTACATTAGCAAGTTTAGGTAACGCCGCAGATTTTGGAGATTTAAGTGTTGCTAGGTGGGGAGCACATAGTGGTATAGTTTCAAGTCCAATTAGAGGAATTGCAGCTGGTGGAGCTACTCCGACACACCAAAATGTAATTGATTATGTAACTATTAATACAACAGGTAACGCTGCAGATTTTGGAGATTTAACAGAAACAAAATACGGTGCAGCTGGTGGAAGTTCTAGTACAAGAGCTCTAATAGGCGGTGGAGAAAGTCGAGCTGGAGTTGATACAATTCAAATTGCTTCAACAGGAAACGCTGTAAAATTTGGAGATTTAGCAGCAGCAAATAATACACCTACAGCGGTGAGTAGTCATCAAAGAACAATATTTGGCGGTGGAAACACTGGGTCAGTAGTAAATGTTATGCAATATTTTACAATTTCATCAGCAGGTAATTCTACTGATTTTGGAGATTTAAGCGTTGCAAGAGATTCACTTGTTGGTAATTCTACAAATCACGGAGGTCTTGAAGAAGCATTTCCAAGAGCCCCAGAACTTTATTCACCAACAGGGAAAGTTCTACCAACTGGTACTCAAGGTGATACAGGAATATTTGGTGGTGGTCATAATCCTTCACTAACAAACATTATAGATTTTATTACAATATCCTCTCTTGGTAATGGATCTGATTTTGGAGATATGGTAGGAGCAAATAGAGTTGGTGTTCAAGGTCAAGTATCTAGTAATATAAGAACTATTTTTGGATCAATTAGAACACCAAGCATTACAAACAGGCTTGAATATGTAGAATTTAGAACTAAAGGTAATGGATCTGATTTTGGAGATGTTGCAACTGCAACTGGTGATAGGGCGGGATGCTCAAGTTCTACTAGAGGAATTTTTGCTGGAGGATATGCCCCTAGTGCAATTAATGTAATAGAATATATTACAATTGCTTCTGTTGGTGATTCAACAGATTTTGGTGATTTAACAAATTCAACACAAAATTGCGCTGGTACTAGTTCAACAACAAGGGGTATTTTTGGTGCAGGTTATGCACCAGATATAAGCAATGTAATACAATATGTAACTATTGCAAGCACGGGTAA